CTAATCGCTTGGCCCTAGCGTGCGGCGTCATGGCCCGTCCGCTCCCCACGCCCAAGCAAGCCGTCGACCTCGCCGCGCCGGTGGTGCGGGTGTCGCGCATCCGCCGCGATCCCCCGCCCAAGGTCAGACACGTCACCGCCGCCGAGATCAAGGAACGCGACGCGCGCGGCATGGCGATCGGCATCGCCGTCCTTGCGCTCGCCGCCTTCACCCTCCTCCTCGCCGCGACCAATGCGGCGGGATGGTCGCCGAGCCAATATACGCTCCACATCTGAGAGCGCGGTTGAGGCCGCGCTGGCCGAATCTTCACTGATGTTCACGGTGACCATGGGCCTAGTCGGCGGCGAGATCGGTCAGCCTGTCGAGCATCGCCGGGAAGGCGGCCTGGGCGGTGGCCTGGGGATCGGCGGCGCCGTCCTTCGCGCGTTCCCATGGCGCGGCAAAGCGGTGCGGATCGAGGCGCGCGAGCAACCACATCAGCAGGCGCTCGCTCGGCACGCGCCGCTCTCCGACCAGCTCGCCCTGATGATAGACTTGCTCGACCCGGCCGTGGATGGCGCGATCGAAGGCGAGCGCGGACAGGCGGCCGACCGCGAGTTGCTGGGCCGCGTCCCAAGCCGCGGAAAAGGCCGGCGAGCGGACGCGCAAGGCATAAGCCGACCGCGCCGACAGCCCCGCCGCCTTTGCAGAAAGATGGACCGAGCCGGTCTCGGCGAGCGTTTCGATATACAGCCGCTGCCGCGCCGCGCTCCACCCGCCGACCTTGCGGCTCGGCTCCGGATTGAACGGGACGACGCTGCTTTCCGCCCCGGGCGGCGCAGCGCGGACCGGAAGCTGGACCACGTCGGGCAGGAAGTCGAGCGGAACGCTGGTCGGGTCGGGCACCAGGCTGATGCATGGCCCGCCCTCCTCGGCGGTCGCCTCCATCACCTCGGCAACGTCGCGCCGCGCCTCGCTCCACTGATTGAATTGCTCGACCGTCATATCCCCACTCGCCCGCTGCGCCATCCTGTCCTCCTTGAGCTCAAGCGCGGAAGGGTGAACCAGATAGGCTGTGTAGGACAGCGGTTTTTTACCAAGGCTTTGTTGAGGCCGCAAGGAGGATGAGAGTCGCGCGCAGGCGCGGCTTCGCCTATTTACTTTTCGGTGAACAGTCGCATTCTAGTTGTCGATCGTGCCTTACAAAAAAATTGCCAAGTATCTGAACCCGTGGATGTTCAAGCGCGACAAGGAGCGCAAACGCTTCGCCAAGGTGCGTGCGAAGAACGGCGACGCGTGCTGGCGCTGCCATCACCCGATGGATTTCAGCGAGCCACGAAACAAGCCCAAGTCCGCAACCGTGGAACATCTCCTTCCCCGGGCGTTGGGCGGGACGTCCGCGTTGGACAATCTGGTGCTGTGCCATGTCGGATGCAATCGCCACCTGGGCGCGAACGCGCCCGAGCAGAAGATGCGAATGAGGCTTCGTCCCCCGACGCCACTCTGACGCAATGAGATTCGTCACGAGGCGTTAGGCGGCGTCTCATTAGCATTTAGGCGAGGCCCTAACTCAACCTCGACCAGTCGGCTTTCGCAGTCGCAGCAGTGGCAATGGCCGTAGTCGAACACGGCGCCGAGCACCCATTGCTGCGAGCGCGTGTCCCAATTCGCCCACGCGTCGCGGCTGACCTCGTCACTCCCGCAGGTGCGCAGATAATCGCGATGCGCTTGTCGTCGTTTGCCATTCGGCTAGTCTGGCGGCGAGCGTAAGGAGATCCAAGGGGTGGCAAGTAAGAGTTGGACCGATGCGGTGATTTCGGCGGTCCGGCGGCACGTGCAGCGGACGGGATCGACCCTGTTCGAGCGGCAAGCTTTCATCGACGCCGAAGGGGCGCGGATCAAACTGGAAACCGGATCGACGGGCGCTACGCCTTGGCAGACCCTCAGCCGTATTTTCCAGGAACTTCGAGACGCTGGATTGATCGAGTTCGTCGACCCGGGCGTATATCGGTACGACGGATTGCCGGCATCGGCAGCGCAATGGAATTCAACGAAGGGCGTCTTCGTCACTGGCACATATTCGCCGTATGGCGACGACCCGCCGAATTTCTACCGCTTCCCGCCGAAATGGTTGAACGCCGCCGAGCGGATTGTGGGCAATTGGATTATTTACCAAGAACCGCGCCGAGCCGGAGGGCGCGGCTATTTCGCGGTGGGCAAAGTCGAGAAAATCGTAACTGACCCGGTCCAGGCTGGGATGTTCTTGGCGATCATCGAGCCGGGCACATATCTGGAATTTGGCCGCGATGTTCATTTCCAGCTGGATGGGCGAGCTGTCGAGCGCGGTCTGCTGAACCCGGATGGGCGGCTGAACAACGGACGGGCCATTCAATCAATACGACCGTTATCCAACGCCGACTTCAACCGCATCGTCGAACTGGGCCTGATGGATGCTGAGCCTGAATTACCTCGTGTCGGCCAGGGCGAATCCATGCCGACGATGCTCGGCGAGGCCGGGCAGGAACCGTTCGAAGGTCCGGTCGACCGCGCGACGATGTTGGTCAGCCGTAAGGTCCGCGACGCCAAATTCCGGCGGGCGGTGCTGCATGTCTACGAGGGACGGTGCGCACTGACCGGCATGCGGTTGGTGAACGGCGGCGGGCGCCTGGAGACCGAAGCGGCACACATCATGGGCGTTGGCGATGGTGGGCCGGACGCAATCAACAACGGCATCGCCCTTTCAGGCACGATCCACTGGATGTTTGACCGGGGATTGATCGGGCTAAGTGATGCGGGTGACATCCTGCTGAGCGGCAAGATCAATGACCGGGAAGGCGTTGAGAAGATGATCAATGCCGACCGGCGCGCGCACTGGCCCTCGGCTCTTCCGCACCGGCCCCATTCCAAATATCTGGCGTGGCATCGCGACAAATTCTGCTTGGCCGCATGAGTGGTTTTCGAGCAGGGCGTCGCCTCAAGGGACTCGACGAGTTCGAGACGCCGGCTTTCGTCGGCCGAATGGTGCGGGTCGCCCGGCGCCGGAAGCTGGCGTGGTATGCGATGCTGGCGGCTGCAATTGCATTAGGTGCGGCGATTGGTCTGGCGATTGTCTGATTGGCGCATTCAGTGAACGGTCACCGAGATTTCGAACGCAAATGGCACATATGAAGAAGCCCCCGAGCTTTCGCTCGAGGGCTTACTATCGACACCGCGCCAAGCTTGTTATCGCCTAGGCGCGGCCGCCCCAAAAAGGGGTCTTGAGGCTTAACGGTTTCCCGCAAGCAATCGCAGTACATATGCGAATGCACGTCCTATTTGTCAACTGGCATGCCGAGCGCGTGACGAACGGCTGACATGATGAGTGCAAACTGCTCCTCGGAAACAGCTAGGCCGGAGAGATACTTTCGTTGGCCAAATTGATCGCGCGAAGTTCGAAACAGCTCAAGCCGAGCAAGTGAGACCGTCGCAATCATATCAGCCTTAACCCACCATCGGGTTTCATCAAACGGTGCCGGAAGTGGGGCCGCGAGTTCGATTTCACATTGGTAGAGGTTGCGCGGATCGGATGGAGTCCCGCTTAAGGGAACGACTGTGTGCAAATTATCCCTGCGAGGCAAGCGACCGGCGATGACCACCGCAGGACGGCGCTTCACCATCTCCGGTGCGCGAAACCCGCCTAGCGAATAGTCGCAGAGAAGGATCGTCCGGGGTTTGACCGGAAACTTCAGGGCCATTGCTTGAGGAAGCCTTACTCCGCCGCCACCCCAGCCCGACTGAACATATCCTCGCCCTCGCCGTCATCGGCGACCGGCGCGTCGTTTGCCGCCTTGGCCGTCTGGCGCTTGTCGAAGCTGTCCCACACTTCGTTCCAATTCCCCCGCGTCGCACCCTTCGAATATTCCGTCGCTCTCGTTTCGAAGAAGTTGGCGTGCTCGACGCCGTTGAGCAAAGGGGCGAGCCAGGGGAGGGGGTGTTCGTCGATCATGTAGACCGGCTTGAAGCCCAATTGCCCGAGCCGCCAGTCGGCGATGTAGCGGATGTACTTCTTGATTTCCTTGGGCGTCATGCCGGTCACCGGGCCCTGCTCGAAGGCGAGGTCGATGAACGCGTCTTCCAAGCGGACAGTGCGCTGGCACACGTCCATGATCTCGTCCTTGACGTTCTTGGTCAGGCAGTCGCGCTCGCGGGTGAAGGCGTGGAACAGCTTGATGATGCCCTCGCAGTGGAGGCTCTCGTCGCGCACCGACCAGCTGACGATCTGGCCCATGCCCTTCATCTTGTTGAAGCGCGGGAAGTTCATCAGCATCGCGAACGACGCGAACAGCTGCAGCCCCTCGGTGAAGCCGCCGAACATGGCGAGCGTCTTGGCGATGTCCTCGTCGGTGTCGACGCCGAAGGTGGCGAGATAGTCGTGCTTGTCCTTCATCTCCTTATACTGGAGGAACATGCCATATTCGCTCTCGGGCATGCCGATGGTGTCGAGCAGGTGGCTGTAGGCCGCGATGTGCACCGTCTCCATGTTGGAGAAAGCGGCGAGCATCATCTTGATCTCGGTCGGCTTGAACACGCGGGCATATTTGTCGTGGTAGCAGTCCTGC